AGGACCCACCTTGTCGGTCGGTTCCGGTCGCGCGTGCGTGAATTATATTAACTTTAGCATATATCAATTAGTAACAGACAGGAGGTATTAGTAATGGTATTAGTAAAAGACAGGGAACTAAAGCCCATTAGCAAACGTGAGTTCACTCGGCGATTTTGGTCGATGGTTGACAAGGAAATCAAGGATCAGCAACTAACGTACTTTTGGTTGAGCGAGGTTACAGGGATTAAGCGGACGACACTTACATCCGCAAAGCTTGAGAACCGTGAGATTTTCTTTTCTACGGCGATCTTGATACTAAGGGCCTTGAACATACCGACGTACAAGTTTACAATGAAATTAGCAAAAAGGGTAAAGGTGGGCGAATGAAGATATTAGCGATTGATCCAGGAACAGCGCAAAGTGCATTAGTACTTTATGACGACGAGACGCACAAGATTGAATTTAGTGAGATCCTACCAAACGAGTCTGTTTTAGTTGAGGTGCAGCGCAGGAGTTACGAGTCTGACACGCTTGTAATTGAGATGTTCAAGTCGTACGGTATGAGCGTCGGTGATAGCGTACTTCAAACTTGTGTTTGGATAGGACGCTTCTTGCAAGTGTGGCAAGGTCCAAGCGAATTGATCTACCGCAAAACTGTAGTTAGCGAACTTTGTGGCACGGCTACCGCAAACGACTCAAACATCAGAAACGCCGTAATTGATTATTTTAGCACGTTTGAGCCGCAGGGGATACTTGGGGTAGGGGTGAGCTACGATCGTTCCAAAAAACGAAAGCCTGCAAGTCTGAGAGATATTTCTAAAGACCTTTGGTCTGCGGTTGCGATTGCGATTGCCTGGTCTGATATACGTAAGCGAAAATGCAAAATGGCGCTAAAGTCATAATTTCGACTTGACATTTTGCAAGTGCTTGCCTTTTTAGTTTATACTTAGCAAATCAAACCGGCGTGAGGTGTTATGAGCGATCCAATTTTATTTCAAGACGAGAAAGGAAATTTAATGCTATCAAAAGATGACTTGGTCGAGATAATTCAAAATACTGTACGTGATGAGATGAAGCGTTACAAACATACTTGCAGGTTCGATATTAAGGACGAAGATGTTAAACAGATTGAGCGATACATTGATACCGTTAGTTCACTCGGCGACGGTGAGTTGACTGAGGGTATGAAAGTAATCGAGCAAAATCATCAATGGCTCAAAGAGACAAGAGAAAAGTCGAGCAAGATTGTTAATAGCTTTTTACTCACGATTACAGGAGCTGTAGCTCTTGCATTAGTGTACACCTTGTTTGAAGGCTTAAAGAAAAAGCTAGGGAATTAATCGATGGCGAAAGATAAGCAAGAAGAGTTAAAACAGTCCGCAACCTACGAGGTTATGCCGAGTGGTAATGTAGGCTTTACACCCCTACAGCGACTATTCGTTGAATACTACGTCGGTAGTTACACTAAAGCGTGCGAGGCGATGCAAAAAGACGGGATTGATATTTCATTAGCCGAGGCTAAATACATATCAGGACTGCCTAGTGTTAAGATCGCTTTAAAGACTCGTGATAGTATAATTGAGACGGTGGCGTCTAAAAAGAACCGCCAAGCGTTTTGGACTAAGGTTATGAAAGACGAAGCTGAAGATATGCGTAATAGACTCAAAGCATCCGAACTACTTGGTAAATCAGAAAAGGATTTTGTCGAAAAGGTAGAGCACAGCCTTGAGGCTGACTTTGCTAAGATCCTGCTTGATGCACGTAAGAGACATCAAAAGCTAAGTGGTGAAAACCCTGAAGCTATAACAGTCGAGCCTGAGTCTGAGTACACTGAGAATACACCAGGCTTTAAGAGTATGCTACGATGAGTGAAGATAGAAAACCATTATCGATATTTGAGATGTTAGCGCCTGAACTCGCAAAGTTCTACGACGATCCGTTAGGGTTTGTATTGTGGGCCTTTCCCTGGGGCGAAGGTATGTTACGTGATAGTACAGGCCCTAGAGTTTGGCAAAGAAAGTATTTAGAGAATTTAGGACGCAGGATTAAAGCTAATAAGTTTGACGGTATCACCCCTGTAGCTCCAATACAAATAGCAATCACTTCGGGCCACGGTGTAGGTAAATCTTGCCTTAGTTCGTGGTTGATCCTTTGGGTTATGTCTACACGTCCATTCGCTAAGGGCGTTGTAACTGCAAATACAGGCGACCAGTTAAAGACTAAGACTTGGGCCGAGTTACAAAAGTGGTGGCAAATTAGTGTAGTTAAGGGGCTGTTTGATTATTCAGCATCTAAAGGCAATATGAATTTAGCACAAAAACAATATCCTGCGATATGGCGTTGCGATGCAATGACTTGTCGGGAAGAGAACTCGGAAGCGTTTGCAGGTTTGCACGCTGCTAATAGTACACCATTTTATTTATTCGACGAGGCTAGTGCGATCCCTGAAAAGATACACGAGGTAGCTAAAGGAGGACTAACCGATGGTGAGCCAATGTTTTTTATGTTTGGTAATCCTACTCGCAATAACGGCAGCTTCCACGATGCGTTCGGACGTAACGCGCACAGATGGGAAACTGCTAGACTTGATAGCTCGACGGTCGAAGGCACGAATAAAGCGTTATTCAAAGAATGGGAAGATGACTACGGTTTTGATAGTGATTTTTATCGTGTTCGTGTTAGGGGTGAGTTCCCTCGTGCTAGTATATCGCAATTAATTCCAAACTCATTAGTCCAGGATGCAAGAGGCAAGCATTTACCTGAACACGTTTATAACTTTGCGGCTAGAATTATTGGTGTTGATGTTGCCTGGGAAGGCGATGATAGATCTTGTATATGGCTACGTCAAGGATTGATGTCAAAACTGTTGTGGCAAGGACGTGAGGTTGACAGTATACAAATAGCAGGACTTGTCATTGGGTTTAAAAAAGAGCACAATGTAGATGCGATCTTTGTTGATGCAGGTTATGGCAATGGAGTAATCGATCAACTAAGACATCTCGGTGAAACACCTACACCTGTTTGGTTTGGTAGTGCCTCAGCTAACCCTATGTGCGTTAATAAACGAGCTGAGATGTGGGTAGCAGTGTTAGAGTGGTTAAAGCTCGGTGCTGCAATACCGGATGATAATGATATTGAGACTGATCTTTGTAATGTAGAAAAGATGCACAATTTAGACGGCAAGATCATCCTTGAGAAAAAAGCAACGATGAAAAAACGAGGACTAGCAAGTCCTGATCTTGGTGATGGATTGGCTCTTACGTTTGCAATGCCAGTTAGTAAAATGAGTCAGGCTCAAGAGATTGAGGCTGGCTATAAAGATACGACAAGAGTTAGAAAAGATTACGATGTTTTAAATGGGAGGTAATTTTTATGGCTACTAAAGTTAAGACTAATTCAACACCTGTAACGGATGTTTTTATAACATACCCAAAAGAGAATATGCCTACACCTGAGCAAATAACAATGGATAAAGAGATTGCTAAAAAGGCAGCAGACAATATTCCACTTACACCACAAGAGGCTGACTACTTAGCAACTAGAAAACGTACTGAGGCTGACAAGGTATCCGAAGATATGAAGAAAGGTCTACCAGCTCGTGAAGCTGAAGATAGACGTAAAAGAGCCGCAGCAGGCGGTCCTGGATCTACGATACTAACAAGTCCATTAGGACTTCCACCTGAACCGCAAAATGTAAAACGTAAAACACTATTAGGAATGTAATAGCGAGGTAGATTATGATTGACAATACATCGGCGACGTATCCTTTCAGATGCAGGCTCAAGGAACTTAAAGACGAGTTCGAGACTTGGCGTCCGCATTACAAAGAGATACAAGAGTTAATAGCTCCACGCAAAGGTCGTTATTTACTTAGCGATACAGAACAAGTTAATGACGGTGCTAAGAAGCACAACAAGATAATAAATTCAAAAGGCGTAAAAGCTGTTAAGACAATAGCTGCAGGACTCCAGGGTGGGCTTACCTCTCCAAGTCGGCCCTGGTTTGTCTTGGGAATACCTGACAAAGATATGATGGAGTACGAACCTGTTAGGACGTGGCTACACAAAGTAAGGCAGTTAATGTTAGCAGTGTATTCGAGATCTAATTTTTATGGATCTGTTTATAACTTATACCGTGAGCTTGCAGGCTTTGGTGTAGGTGCGATGTTAATTGAGGAAGATTTTAAGTCGGTAATTCGCACAAGACCTTTTACAGTAGGCGAATACTTTTTATCACTTGATAAGACATACAGACCTGACACTATGTATAGAATTATCAGTATGTCAGTCAGACAATTAGTCGATATGTTTGGTATTGATAAAGTGTCTGAGACTATCAAGACTACATACAAAAGTGGTGTAGGACTTGAGAAAAGATACGACGTAGTTCACTGTATACAGCCTAATGATAAAGCATATGGCGATCTAAATAAGCTAGGTAACTTTGGTAACAAGAAAATCATATCGGTGTACTTCGAGCTTGCTGGTGATCCTAATAAGATCCTGCAAGTCGGTGGCTACAACGATATCCCTTTTGTTGCTCCACGTTGGGATGTAAACGGTGTAGATGTTTACGGCGAGTCTCCAGGTATGGACGCACTCGGTGATATTAAAATGTTACAACGTATGGAAGAGAAAAAACTAAAAGGACTTGACAAAGAGATAGATCCACCAATGAACGCACCTGTAGAGATGCGCGGTAAAGGCGGCTCAATTATTAGCGGTGATGTGAACTTCTATTCACAGCAACAAGGTATTCCTGGATTTGTTCCAGTACACCAAGTTAAATTAGACTTTACTAATTTAGCGTTTGAGTTGGATAGAGTTGAAAGACGTATCGAAGCTGATTTTTACAATGACTTATTTTTAGCAATTATTAATTCCGATCGTAGATCTATTACAGCTACTGAAATAGCTAAGAAGTATGAAGAGAAATTATTGATGTTAGGTCCAGTGTTAGAGCGTTTGCAATCTGAGTTCTTAGATCCTACGATTGATAGAACTTTTGATATTATGAATAACTTAGGGATGCTACCACCACCTCCAAAAGAGATGGCTGGTATGCCTATGAATGTTGAGTATGTGTCAATGCTTGCCCAAGCACAAAAAATGGTGGGTTTAACGGCTATAGAACAGACTGCAGCTTTTGTAGGATCTCTTGCCGCTGTAATACCTGACGTGCTTGATAAGTTTGATGCAGACGAAGCGGTAGATCAGTATGCCGATTTGGTCGGCGTGCCGCCAAGCATTATTAGGACTGATGATAAAGTTAATGATATAAGAGTAGCAAGGGCCGAAAAGCAACAGATGATTGAACAATCCGCAATGCAGATGCAAGCGGCTCAAGGTGCAAAGGTTCTTAGCGACTCTAAAGTTGGGGATCAAAATGCACTGGAAGCGTTGTTAGGAGTACAAGGTAATGGATGAAGGTATTAACGTAGCGAGCGAGAAAGAAGTAAAAGATAACTTCGTAAAACTACGTGATGCTCGTAGGCAAGAGCTACAGGATATTAAGGACCTCTTAAACACAAGTTGTGGTATGAGGTTCTTTAAGAGGTTGTTTGAGGATGGAAGTATTTTTAGTACGACATTCAAGAATAACGGATGGTCCGCTTTCCACGAGGGTGAAAGGAATATGGCGTTAAGATACTTTAACGATATTTGTGAGGCTGCTCCTGAAAAGGTAGCATTGCTCATAATAAGAAAAACGGAGGACTTTAAAAATGGCAGACAATAACAATCCAGCACCGCAAGCTAACCCTGAAAGTGCTGCGCCAGTTACACCGCCAGTTACTACGCCACCAGCTAGTGATCCAGCTACGCCGCCAGCGGCTACACCGCCTGCGGAACAGCTACTTAGCTATACTGATTTTGTAGTACCTGAAGGCTTTGATCTTGGACCATCTAAGGAAGAGGTTATAGCGTTTGCAAAAGAGAATAAACTAACACAAGCAGCGGCTCAGAAATTAGTCGATATGGGTGTTAAGTTAGGCAAGACAACAATGGACTCAATGGTAAAAGCTGAGACTGAAAACCAGTTAAAGACAAGAGATGCCTGGGTTAATAGTCTTAAAGCTGACAAAGATTTTGGTGGAGAAAAATTCGATGAGAATGTTAATCGTGCTAAACGTATGGTTAAAACTCTTAACGATCCGGAACTCAACAAATTCCTTGACGGCGAACAGGGTTATGGCGACCATCCATCTTTAGTTAAGGCTTTTGCTAAATTAGATCGTATGATTAATGCTGAGGCTAATTTTATCGAAGGTGGAGCACCAAGTCCACAAGCGTTAAATGCAGCGGATGTGTTATTCGGTGATATGTTTAAACAGTAAAAAATAAATTAAGGGGGAACTTACAATGTCAACTATTGGAACAAAAGTAAATTTACAAGACCACGCTAGTAGACTTGATCCTAACGGAAAAGTCGCTAAGATCGTTGAAGTACTAAATCAAGTCAACGACATTCTACAAGACCTTGTGTTCATCGAAGGTAACTTACCTACGGGCCACAAAACAACAATTAGATCAGGACTTCCTGAAGCTACTTGGAGACAATTAAACTACGGTGTACAACCTAAAAAGTCTAAGACTGTTAGCGTTACAGACACTTGTGGTATAATTGCTCAGTTAAGCGAAATCGACAAAGAAGTTGTTGATCTTAACGGAAACTCTACAGAGTTCTTATTGTCTGAGTCAAAAGCAGCAATAGAGTCTCTAAATCAAGGTGCAGTATCGTGTATGTTCTACGGAAATACAGAGACTGATCCTGAAAAGTTTATGGGTTTAGCTCCGCGCTATGACTCATCTACTGCTGAAAATGGTGGCAACATCATCAAAGCTGGTGGAACTTTATCAACAAACACTTCAATCTGGCTTATCGCTTGGGGCGCAGACACTTGCCATATGATCCTTCCAAAAGGTTCTGAAGCTGGTATCTGGACTAAAAACGAAGGCGAGATAATGATCCCTGATGGTGCAGGCGGTTCTTATCCTGGATATAGATCTTACTTCCAATGGAAATTAGGACTATGTTTAAGAGACTGGAGATATGTAGTTCGTATTGCTAACATCGATGTAACTCACTTAGCTACTGACGCTGGAACAGTATCAGTCGGTGCTAACATAATCACTTCGATGATTAGAGCGATCCACTTATTACCTACTATGTCGAAAGGCAAACCAGTGTTCTACTGTAATGCTACGATCTTTACATACTTAGATTTACAGACGTTGAAACAGACGAATATGAATGTTAAGTATGACACTGACGTACACGGTAAACCTATAATGACTTTCCGTGGTATTCCTGTAAGAAAGTGTGAAGCAATCTTAAACACAGAAGCTACAGTAAGCTAAATAAAACTTGAGGGCCTTTAATTAGGCCCTCTTAAATAAAATAGGAGGAACTCAAAATGTATATAGATAAAGATTTAGTAATGAGCGACGACCAAGCGGTAACAATTACTGCGAACTCTACACACCTAATCGATCTTGGCGACGATAGCTCTTTAGTGCAAGCACTAAATAGCAAAGGTAATTTAGAACTATTAGTACAAGTTACTGAGACTTTTGTAGGCGGTACTTCGGTAGCGGTTACATTGAAATCAGATAACGACGTAGCTTTCGGATCGCCACTAACAGTACTTGACTCAGGTGCTGTAGTTACGGCGTCTCTAGTTCAAGGATACCAATTCAAATTTGGTAAACTACCTAGAATTAACGAACAGTATATAAGAATGACTTACACTTGTGTTGGTAACACTTACACAGCAGGTAAGATATTCGCTACTCTAGTTATCGACCGTCAGACTAATAACGCTTAATAGGTAGGTGAATTTCAATGAAGTACATATGTACCGAAAGATGTTACTATAAAAAGCGCGAATGGAAAGTAGGCGAAGTTATCGAACCTAAAAAAGACGAGACTTTACCTGGTTACTTCGAGCCTGTTAAGACTAAGAGTGTTATGGTCGAAGTGCCAATGGGCACAGATCCTAAAACTCTTTTAGAAGCGACAAAGATTAATCAAAACTTAGAGAAAGCTGCTCAAGGGCAATTCTCGGAAGATAAGATTAACGAGTCTGCTGAAGTCATTAACACAAAAGGTAGCAAGAAAAGAGCGAGCTTCTTAGAATAAAATTAAGGGCCTTGTAACTCAAGGCCCTTATATCTTTTAACCGAGGTATAACCAATGTCTGCAATAATAGATATATGCAACCTAGCTCTTTCAAGAGTTGGGGCTGCGAGAATACAGAGTTTAGACGATAACACTAAAGCAGCAAGAGAATGTACGACGATACTGCCTTTCTCAAGAGATGCAGTACTTAGATCGTACGATTGGGCTTTTGCGCGTAAGCGACTTGATTTAGCGTTATTAGACGAGACTGTAACAGGGTTTGATTATATATACAAATATCCTACTGACTGTATTTGCATAAGAAAGATCACAGATATTAACGGTGCTATGACAAGTATCGTATGGGATTGGAACACTCAAAAATATGTATCATCGGGAAAGATTAAATACGAGATAGGTGTTAGTTCTGATCTTAACACTAACGTAGTTTTAACTAATACTGAACTAGCTGAACTTGTTTACACGGCTAGAGTTACAAACGCAAATTTATATGACTCGTTATTTGTAGAGGCTCTTGCCTGGAAGTTAGCGGCTGATCTAGCAATGCCTTTACTTAATAAGCCTGAAGTGCAAGGGGCGTTCTATAAGAACTTCCTATTTGCTGTATCACAGGCTCAAGTAGTTAGTGCAAACGAGGAAGAGATAAAAGTAGACGATAGCTGCTCATTCCTTAAAGCGAGGTTGTAATGCCTAATATTAGTGTACCTCAAACATCCTTTGTAGGCGGCGAATTTGCCCCTACTCTATACGCTAGAACAGACATTCAAAAATATCCTACAGCGTTAAGAAAAATGCTTAACTTTTACCCTCACGCTCACGGCGGTGCTTCTAACAGAGGCGGCACTCAGTTTGTAGGTGAGGCGAAATATAAAGACCGTTATTGCCGAGTAGTACCTTTTCAATTCAGCGTTGTACAATCGTATATGCTAGAATTTGGGCACAACTACATCAGGTTCTATAAAGACGGTGGGAGGATCGTAGAAAATGATGTATCTATATCTGCTATCACAAAAGCAGCGCAAGGCGTTGTTACTGCTAATGCTCACGGTTTTGTTAATGGAAATTGGCTTATACTTTACGTAGAGGGGATGACTGAACTTTATGGAAAGATAGTCGTTGTATCCGATAAAGATGCTAATACTTTTAAAATGAAAGATGTAGATGGTAACTACATAGACACTACTAATTTTACTACTTTTACGTCAGGTGTTGCTAATAGAATACTTGAGGTTACTACAACGTACGCCGAAGGTGATTTATGGCTACTTAAATTTAACCAAAGTGCTGACGTACTTTATATCACTCATCCAAGCTATGAGCCTAAGAAGCTAACTAGATCTTCGCATATAGCCTGGACTTTTAGTGCTATATCAATAGGGCCTAAGATCAGTGCTCCTAGAAGTTTGACTAAAACAGGATCGGCTGGTACGAGCAGTGTTTATGTTGTAACGGCTGTTAGTACAGACGGTGAAGAGTCTATAGCGTCTAACACTGTAGCAGCTAAAGCACCTGACCAGTTATCTTGGACTGCTCCACTTACAGGCACAGTTAATTACTACAATATTTATAAAGATGATTATGCCAGTGGTGTATATGGTTGGATAGGGTACAGTAATAGCACAAATTTTACTGAGCCTGCTGGAACTATAATAGCAGACACTTCAAAGACGCCGCCAAAAACAGGCAATCCTTTTAGTGGAGCTGGTAACTATCCTGGATGCTCTACGTTCTTTGAACAGCGTTTAGTATTTGCAAGATCCGATAACAAACCGCAAACAGTGTTCGGATCTGTAATTGGTAACTTTGAAAATTTCAATATATCGTCGCCACTTAAAGATGACGATGCTTTTACATTTACGATGAACGCAACACAGGTTAATGAGATACGCTGGTTAGTACCTCTTGAAGTTATAATCATTGGAACTTCAGGTGGAGAATTTAAAATGACTAACGGTAGTAATAGCGACGCTATTACGCCTACTAATGTTAATTTAAAACGCCAATCTAATTGGGGCGTAGACAACCTACAGCCTGTAGTAATTGGTAACACTATTATATTTGTCGATGGGTCTAAAGCTAAGGTTAGAGATCTTACATACAATCTTAACGTCGAGGGTTACACAGGTAACGAGCTTAGTATATTTGCGGAGCATTTACTTAAAGGCTACGAGTTATTAGACTGGTGCTATCAAAGATCACCTGACGGTATTATATGGGCCGTACGTAATGATGGTGTTTTAATCGGTATGACTTATCTAAAAGAGCACGAAATATTCGGCTGGCATCAGCATAAAACTAAAGGTCTATTCGAGTCAGTAGCAAACATATCTGTTAGTAGTGGAGTTGATGAGACTTGGTTAGTAGTAAAACGTACCATAGATGGGGTAGATCGTAGGTTTGTTGAACGATTTATGCCACGCCTTCCTGTTAATTGGGATTTTGAATACCTACCTGAAAACGCTTATTTTGTGGATTGTGGTTTGTCTTACGATGGATGGAACGTAGAACCTACATACGGACTTGAGCTAACAGGCGGTACTACTTGGAAAGCAGGAGAGAGTTTAACACTAACAGCTAGTGGTGTTAGTAATACTCCTTTTACTGCAGCTATGGTAGGAAGGTATTTTAAACTGCAATCTCGAACAGTAAATACAGACGGTAGTATAGCAAGAGAGTCTTGTGTAGTAAAGATTACAGCTTACACAGACGTAGACGAAGTAACAGTAACACCATATTTGAAAACTATACCAGTATCACTAAGAGCAGAGCCTACGTCGTATTATGCACTTATGGTTACAGGTCTTAGTGGGTTAGATCACTTAGAGGGTGAAGATGTTAATATACTAGCTGACGGTAATGTAATAATAGGCAAGTCAGTATCAGGCGGTATAGTAACTTTTGATCGTCCGATAGCTAAGGCCCATATAGGATTTAGTTATACTTGCGATCTTGAGACACTAGATTTTGAATACGCTACCGAGACTGGTACAGTACAAGATAAAAACAGGAATGTAATATCGGCTGTATGTAGATTTGAAAAAACAAGAGGTCTGTTTATAGGGCCTTCAGAAGATAAATTAGTAGAGATGGCGTTTAGATCTACAGAAGATTTAGGCGATCCTATATCACTATTTACAGGCGATAAAGAGGAAGCGTTAGAGACTGCCGATGATCCAAGACAAGGTAGGGTGTTTATGCGAATTGAAGATCCTATACCTGTTACAGTTTTATCAGTAATAGCGAGGATGAGCCACGGTGAAAAATAAAACTATAGCGGCTACAAGAGAACATATAGAGTATGTTATTAAACACACTAGAGCTGAAGATAGACAAGAGATTATGGACTCTATAGGAGCAACAGTAGAGCAAGCCTTTATGTCTATACCTGAAGGGAATAGAGTATGGGTTAGCATCGATAGAAAGGGCGTTCCTTTTATGCTGTTTGGTGTAACTGATGATGTGGAAGAGCGCGACGGCAAAAGAGCTGGTATCCCCTGGATGATAGCTACAGACGAACTAGATAATAACTGGATGTACGTTTTAAAGATAAGCAAAGAGTACATACAGCGAATGAGACAAGGCTACGCTTATATTGGTAATACTATCCGAGATAGCAGCAAAAAGTCGATACGTTGGCTAAAATGGTGTGGTTTTGAGATAAGTGGTAGAACAAAATGTGGTATAAACAAGAATGTAGATTTTAGAATATTTATTATGGAGGGCCTATAATATGTGCGCACCAGCGTTAGCAGTAATAGGGATAGCAAGCTCGGCGGCGAGTGTAGGCACAAGTATATATGGGCAGTATAAATCCAACAAAGCACAGCAAGCAGCTATCGAAGCTCAAAAGAAAACAAACGAATATAATGCAAGAATTATGGAGCGTAATGCGGATCAGTTAGCTAGACAAACTACTGAAGCTGAGTCGGCTGGTAACGAGGCTATAAAGAGATTTAACGATAATGTATCTAAGTTCAAAGGAACTCAAAGAGCCGCTATAGCAGCTTCAGGTGTTCAGGTAGATGTGGATACAGCTTCGGATATTATAACAAATACTGACCGTTTAGCTGGTGAAGATGCTATGACGATTAGACGCAATATAACAAGACAATTAGACGCTATGAGAACAGAGCGTGCTAATATGCTAGACCAGGCTAATTTACTTAGATCTTCTGATTATGGTAGTGTTAGCCCTTACAGTGGTATGGGTAGCACTTTACTTACAGGAGCTTCTAACTTAACAGATAAATTCTTATCATACGGAAAGTATTTTAATTAGGAGAATGTAAAATGCCTAGAGTACCACAATACGAAAGACAAGTAGAAAGCCAATTAACGCCACTAGCTCCGCAAAGAGCTACGGCTACAGCGTACAATTTCGGCAAGGGCCAAGCTGATAATATGCAACGTGAAGCACAAAATCTAAATCAGTTATCTAATGCTTTAGATAAGACTGGCGACGTGTTTTTGAAAATGAATGAGAAAAAAGATAAGGCTTTAGTAATGGATAGTTTTAACCAAGCTAACAGCGAGGTTAGACAACATATGGCGTCTTTGTCATCACTTAAAGGCAAAGACGGTATAGATATTTATGGCAAGACTGAAAAGACGCTAAATGATATTAGACGCAAATACTTAGACAGTATTAAAGATCAAGGTAGCAAAGACTTATTCTCAGCGTCATACGACCAGTTAATGAATGACAAACTAGACAAGACTATGATGCTGCAATTAAAGAACGTAGACGAATACGATAAGACTACTAAAGTCGCTATGAATGAAAACGCAATAGATGAGGCTGTTACTAACTATAAAGATCCTAAAGTAATAGCAGACTCGGAGTTTGTAGTAGAGGCTAACACAAGATCGATATACAAAGGCTACGATAAAGAGACTGTAGATAAGTATGTTAAAGATGGTATTAACGA